GACACATTCTCAATGTATGATTGTGTTGAAGGTATTATAGCCCTTGGGTGGGAATCAGAATCACCTGAAATCGATGATAGATTGGTTTTTAGATACGGTGAGACTATTGAGTCGGTAAAAGAAAAAATATACAGTAGAGATAAACTACTAACAATAATAAATAAAGAAGAAATAGATAAATTCTAATGGAAAACACAGAAAAAAATTATGATGATGTGATTGCTAAAGCAATTACGGATCCAGAAGGTACAATGCAAAGTTTAGATAACGCGAAAAATACGTTACAACAATTATCAGATAAAGTAAATCAAGTAAAAGCTACTGCTGGTGTACAGGATACAAACAGTGGTATGCAAACAGAAGATGATTCTGCTAGTCAGTGGTCTTTTGAAGATACCATTGATGAGCTAATGTCTAAAATTTCAGGTTATACGTATTACGATTTACCATGGTCTAAAAGAAATACACCAAAAAGTGATAGATATAATATTAATGATGAATCTGGTACAGTTAAAGCGAACGCATCTGAAGATGATGTTATTGAGTATGCTAATACTGTTTATAATGATATGGTTGACAATGAGTCTGAGGAGTTTAAAACTTTTGATGATGCTAAAAACGCTTTAGAAAATGGGGGTCGTTTTAAAATTGTTAATGTCGATGACACCAAACAAATAGGTTTATTCCCAACTGAAAAAAATAAAGAAATGCGAGAACCATCAAATACTGTTATTAGTAAAATGGATGATGCAACTTACCAAGCTTTTCTTGATGGGTTTAAAACCCCTTATATGCGCAGCCAAATTAACCAAATCATTGATTTATTAAAAGCTAATAAACAAAAAGAAGCTTACACACAATTAAGACGATCTTTAGATTCTTTAAAAGAAAACAAAGAAAATTTGGTTAATTCAGAAACATTTCGTATTATTGCAGAGTCAGAAAAACCAAAATTGACAAAATCGGATATTTTGGAATTTGTTAAACAACGTAAAAAATAAATTTGTAACATGAAAAGTAATCAAGAAAACCCAACACAGACACCTGTTGAAACACCAGTAAAGACACCAACACCAGTTAAGGATCCATCAAAAATTGACATCCCTAGCCCAAAAACAAACCCTGGTAGACCAAAAGCTTAAAAAAAATTTGGTTATTTAAAAAATTTTACCTACATTTGCCTTGTTAAATATAAACAAGGCATTTTTTTTATGAGAAACTCAGGACTACAATTGGGGGATTACCCAAATTTTATCGCTAAAGCGACAGTTACCGCATTAACCAAAAGAACACACCCTTTGGCTAAAATGCCTTACTACGACCAATCCACACATCCAGAAAGCTGGAGAGAGGAAGTTATTGCGTCTGAAAGATATAAAGAGTTGGTTGACTCTTATTGTAACACATTTGGGATTGATAAATCACAACTAAACCCAATGGAAGTTATGTTGTCAGCTGGTAAAAATTTAATGGAAGCGACTAATAAAGAGAACGGTAATAGGTTAAAACTATGTAAACTTGCTGAAAAAATTATAAGAGAACAGTGGTTTATTGGTAAAGATGAGGTTATTTTTGATTTAGAAATATTAGAACCAGGTAAAATTAAATTACCTGAGGAAATAAATATGGAATCACCTTTAACTGAAGAAGAAAAAGAGGAACTTGAAAATGAAATGGAAGATGAAATCGTAAAAAGAAGAACGATTAATGCTCTAGCACAAGGTGCGTCATTAAGGGGTCATTATTTATTTCATTTATATCGTTCTGAAATTGAGGAGATTGTACCAGATATTACTGATTGCTACCAAAAATCTTTAATCGCTAATGACTTATTTTATTATTTAATTAGCGATGGGATGTTTCAACAGCAGATTGAATCGGCTGATTCGAATAATGCAGGTTACGTTAAGCTTGACTTTAGTGGGGAAACACCTAAAATTATAGCAAAAGCAATTAATTTGCCGATATTAATTCACGAAATGATAAAAGGTATCATCTCTTTATTATCTGTGGTTGGTTTACCAGAAGAAAACACAGATAAAGTAATTGATTATACCGATACAATTATTTCTGAATTATGGGATATTCGTTTATTCCCTATTATATGGGCTAATTTTCACGCTTTAATTGATGAAGAAGATTATGACATTAAAAAATTAATCTTAATTGATCTCTTCAAAAGAGATGCTGAAGATTTTATTGATTTTATGTCGTTGTTAGAGCATCGACCTGATTACGCTAAAAAAGAGATAAAAGATATTGTTAAAGAAAAAAGAATGGAAATTATGGAATATAATTTTATTAAAGATGACTTTGATAATATTGATTTAAGCGATTTAGGACTATAATAAACTATTTATATGTAAAGAATAACACTTGGCTAAACAAATTACTGATAAGAAAGAATTACTAATAGAGTATGCGAAGTGCTCTCAAGATTTTTGTTATGTTATAGAAAGTTATTTTGAAACTTTTGACAAAACCAGAGAAGGGTATGTACCTTTTGAACTTTTCGATGGTCAAAAAAAACTTGTTGATAATTACAAAAAACATAGATTTAATTTAGTTTTAAAATATCGCCAGGCTGGTATATCAACTGTTACAGCTGCGTATTCCGCTGTACTTACGGCGTTTGCTAGTCCAGATAGACCTGAGAAGGTTTTGATCCTTGCTAATAAACAGGAAACGGCAATTGAATTTCAAAACAAAATTATTAATTTTATCAAACAACTACCTGATTGGGTAAATGTTTCATTTGATAAATCATCACAAAAACACGTTAGATTATCTAACGGTTCGGAAATTAAAGCCGTTGCGACATCACAGGATGCCTTGCGTGGTTACACACCAACTGTTTTATTAATTGATGAGGCCGCCTTCGTTGAAGGTGGTCAAGAATTATGGACAGCGTGTTTGGCTTCAATCGGTACTGGTGGTAAAGCTGTATTGATCTCAACCCCTAATGGGTTAGACCCAATTTATTACGCTTCGTATGAAGGTGCTATCAAAGGTGATAACAGTTTCTGTGTTACACACTTAAAATGGTGGCAAGATCCACGATTCAACAAAGATTTACGTTTAATTAAGACTAAAGATATTGTTGATTGGATTCAAAAACCAGCATCTGAAAAAGATGAAGATATTATTGAATCGGTTATTGATTTACACCTAGATGTTATAAATAAATTTATCACTGAAGGGTATAAACCACAATCCACATGGTATGAAAATATGTGTAGGGATATGAACTTCAACAAACGTATGATAAATCAAGAATTAGAATGCGCCTTTATTGGTTCTGGTGATAACGTTATTGAAGGTGAGGTAATCAGAAAACAGGAACAAGAAAATGTTATTGACCCGATTGTTAAAGACAAGGCTTGGGATAGTAATCTATGGATATGGAAATTACCTGAAAAGGGTCATAGATATATCTTAGCACTTGACGTATCTCGTGGTGATTCTGAGGATGCCACAGGTATGTGTATTATTGATTATGATACCTTTGAACAGGTATTAGAATATCATGGTAAAGTCCCACCAGATGTAGCCGCATTAATTGTGGATCAATACGGTAGGATGTACGATGCGTTATCTACATTTGATATTACAGGTGGTATGGGTATCGCGTCAACACAAAAACTTAAAGAGTTAAATTATCCTAAAAAATTATTACATTACGATAAAGAAGGTGATAGTAATAGTATGTACTTTATACCAGATGATAATTCCATCCCAGGTATAAATTTTGCTTCAAAAAATAGAAGAGGTCAAATTGTGGCTGCTTTAGAAGAAGCGGTTGCTAGAGGTGGTTTTAAAATCAGAAGTGAAAGGTTGACAGCTGAGTTAAAAAAATTCGTTTATAAAAATGGTAAACCAGACCATATGAAAGGTTCACACGATGACCTTATTATGGCTCTTGGTATGTGTCTATTTGTAGCTAATACGTCATTTAAAAGATTACAAGAATCAGATAATATGACCAGAGCTATGTTAGATAGCTGGAAGATAACAACTAATAACGCAAAAACAGAAGCAGACTATTTATTAAAAGACATAACTAGCTCACCAAACCCAGATAAATCATATTATAATTCTGATGAATTTGCATCAAGTAATAATATGATGAATACAAAGGAATTTGGTTGGTTATTTGGTGTAATGAAAACTAAACCTAATAATTAAAAATAACTAAAAAAATGGGAAATATAATTAAACAAGCTAGAAGTAGCGGACCTGGATCAACATCAATCGTTAGAGAAACTAACCCAAAAAATTTGGATAAAAATGATGCTAAGTCGTTACAAAGAAATGTTGATGCTATCAAATGTTCACCAGAGTCAGATGGTACAACAACATATGTGCAAAAAAAAGAATGGGACGAAGCTGGGGAAAAATACAAATACCCACCTTATGTTTTATGTGAATACGTAAATTAAAAATATATGGCAGACAATAGATTAACAATATTTCAAAGATTAAATAAAGCTCTCGGTAATGAAGTCGATGGACCTAAATATGTCATTGACCCAAGTTCATTCAACGGATTAAGTGGTGATGATTTGGAACAAAAAAAATTAGAGGCGCAACAAACACTATATTTACAAAATCAGTGGAAAAAAATTGATAATGAACTTTATCAAAAAGCTGTTTATTATGAACCAACAAGAATTGCATCATATTACGATTATGAGGCCATGGAATATTCAATTATTGGAGATACTAAAATAGCTACACCAGACGGTTTTATAACTATAAAAGAACTAGCTGATAAAGGTAGAGATTATGAGTTTATAACATACGCTTATGATCATAACCTTAAAAAGGTTGTACCAGCAATGGCAAGAAACGCACATTACACACGTGATGAAATGACATATAAGATAACTTTTGATGATAATAGTTTTATTATTGCAACATATGGTCATAGATTTTTAAAACGTGACGGTGTTTTTGAGATGTTAGAAAATCTAAAACCAGGTGATTCAATGATGCCGTTTTACCGTAAATCATTTTATAATAATGAAAAATATAATTGGGTTTATACTTGTAATAATGAAGAAGGTCATAATGGTTGGGTTGCCGAACATACTTTAGTTGCTGAATGGTTTTATAACCAAAAATTAAAAGAAAACGAAGAAGTTCATCATATAGATTTTAATGGTAAAAACAATAACCCAGAAAATTTAAAAATATGGGATATATCGGAACATAGAGCTTATCACGCAAGATTAAATAATGAAAAATTATGGTCTAACCCAGACTATAGAGCTAAAATGCTTGAAATAAGTAAACGTACCGATAACAAACATCACTGGAATGGTGAAAGATCTGGTGAAAATAACCCAGCGTATATTAAAATAGATTTTAACACAGTAATAAATGTTGCGAAAGAAAAAAGAACGATTGAATTAACGGCAAAACATTTAGGTGTTTCTTACAGAAAAATACAAAATGAATTAAGATTTAATGGTTTTAAAAATTGGGATGATTTTTTAAGTGTTTATAAAATTAAAAAATATAGACCAATATCTGAAAACTTTGAGTCAATTAATTTTAAGTTAA